TTTGCTGAGCTGGTGTTTTAGGTTTAGTACCTTGAGGAGTAAATGGTTTAAGATATTTTTGTATAATTTTATCTATATCTTGCATTCTATCATCTAATGTGTTAGCTACTGCTACAAAATTATTACCAAATAATTCTTCATATTTAGGTAAATTATCTGTCACACTTTTCCAAGTACGCATTACAATTGCGGGTGCTAAACTTCTATCTTCACCTCCTGATTTTACGTATCTGTCTTGGTTTTGGCTTAATGAACGTTCTAAATCAGTATACACGTATAGCATAAACACATCATATCCCGCTTCATCTAACTCAGCTTTTAGTTTAGCTGTGGTGTTATATGATGCAGCGGTACCATCTAATATAAACGATTCTTTACCTGCTATTATTTGTTCCATTTCACCTTTGAATTGTTTATTAGCGGCTGCCATTTGTTTAGCTTGCTCACTTCTTTCTTCGGGTGTTGCATTTTTTAAATCTAATGTAACATTAGCTTTTTTTAGTAAAGGAACATAAATATCATCTACATTCATTACTTTTAGACCTCCTAAGTCTAAACCACGTAAAATGTATCCTTTACCTGCTCCAGGTGCTCCTGCTAAGATAACCGCTTTTGGGCTACCTTGTGCTTCTCTTAATAATTGTACTAAACTTATCATACTGTTGGTTTTCCCATTAATGCTTTGGTAAATTCTTTACCACCAATTGTTCTTTTATATTCTCCATTACCTAACCACTCAATTTCTTTTCCTTTAAGTACTTTACGTACTAATTCTTCATCATCAATAGCTTCTACACCTTTAGCTTTAAATATATCTTTTATTACACCTGATACCTCAACATAATACCCTCCAGATTTTAATTGATTTGCCTTATGATTTACAACACTGGATTTAGCTGGTTTAGATCCATCATGTCCTGTTGCTGTAAATTTTTTACCTGCGGCTTTAAGTTTAGAAGCGGATACTGCATCAATTTCAGGGTCATCGTCTAAATCAATTATTTCATATTCTGCATCGGATTCACTACCTGATACATTGTCCGCGGATTTATAGTTGGGATGACCACCAATTGGTGCATAAGCATTGTCAATTAATTTATAGATTTCTTCACTATAGTCTTTTAGTTCAGAGGCGGGAATAGTAACCCATTTATTTTTAGGGATATCTATTTCATTTAATAGATCTACTAATTTAATCATAATTAAGCATGTTTATTATACATATTGATAAAAACATCAAGTGGCGTTCTATGACTCATACCCTCTACTTCATCAAATATTGCTTTATTATAATGGACAGGCCATAACTTTTTAGTTGTTTCAGGGTCAATAACATCATCTTCAGTACCTAAAACAATTGTACGTTTATATGTGTTACCGTAATATTCATGATTTACTGGGATTGATCTACTATGTAAAGCAGGATTAAATAATAAAACATCAACTCCTAATCTTGAACCTATAACATCGGCAACATAACCACCCATACTAGAGCCTATAATTAAATCCGGCATACCTAAAGTAAGGATAAATTCATGTAAGTTTAAACTTTCATAATTCATAGCAGGAGCATAAACCATACCTTTTTCAGCAAGGAAAGACACTTTTGGGCCTCCTGCTTCACTTTCTAAACCGTGTAAATATACTATTTTTTTCATATTATTTTCTAATTGTAATTTCATTTAACCCTTCCATAGTTCCTTCAAAACCTGGAATGTCTTTTATTTTAAGAGTAATACTATTAACTGGAATTTTATATGTTGATCTAACATTAAATAAGTTATAATCATATAATGAAATATACTTTTTGGTAATTTTTTCAACATTCATACCTGCACCTAAAAAGCTGCTTGCATCACGAATTGAGTAATGTTTTTTTTCATCTGAATAGGAATAACAACAAAATTCATATTCTTTATCCTTATAGATAAAATTGAAACTTTCTCCGTCGTTTAAACTTTTGATTTTTTTACTTAAAATAGACATAACCTTTATTTTTAATCATTAATACGTGGTGAATATACGAACCCTATCCCGGGTAGCCAAATTTTTACGTGGGAATTTATAGACCGAATCTATTTTTTAATGCGTTGTAGTTTTGTGCAATTTCAGTTGCAGATAATACTCTATTATAGTGTTGTACTACACTAATTAACCCATCAAAAGTTCTTGATTGTATATAGTTTTCTGCCCCACCAACAAATAAATTATCAGAACCAGCGTTTCCTACTGGTCTTATACTTGTATGTTGTTTATCTAATACACCATTGAGATATAAGTTTACTATTAAATTACTTCTACTAAAAGTAACTGCACCCATATACCAATTACCTATTTGTAATGTAGTTTGACCTGATAAAGTATAATCTTGGTTACCTGTTCCTGCAGAATCTGCATTAACATATGAATGGTAGCATATTTTTGAATTAGATATACCTAACATCATATCTCCATTATTACCTACTTCATTTAAAAATATATAATAAGGATTTCCTCCAGCTACTGTTTCTGGATTAAACCATGCTATTCTAGTGTATTCTTGTTGTGTATTTGTATCTGGTAGATTGCTTTCACATTTAAAATTGTTCTGACTACCATTTTCAAAATCCCATACTAATCCTTCACTATCAAAAGTTGGAGTACCATTATCTGGGTTAAATACAGTATTAGATACTAAATCAGTCCATGTAGTACCAGTTCTAGGGTATGATCTAAAACTTGCAGCATCTAAATGTATTTGTAATCCATCTGTTATTATGTGTGGTCCTGTATACATATTTTATTTAAGGTTCTGGTTCGTATCGGTATCTACTTTTTAATGCATTATAATTTTGAGCAGATTCTTCACTTGTTAAATTTCTATCATATATATAAATTGCTCCTATATAACCTGTTCCAAACGTATAACCACTATATTGATTAAAATGATTAGCAGTAACAGTAGACATATTTACATTTTTAAATTCTACCATATTCCATTCATTATTTCTTAAATTATCGTAGATATTTGATTTTTCTACAGTATTCTGGTAATAATCTGGAGTTCCAAAGTTTCCATAGTATTCCTTATTACCAGATCTATATGCACCCAAATAATAACTAGTAGTTGGACCTTGCCAAAATAATGCTTGGGTATCTTGTGTTCTTATCCAAAATACAAAAGTACAAGTAGTATTATTAGTAATAGTACCTGAGTAACTAGCTCCTCCATTATCTAAATCAAAAGCAGGGACTTTTTGTACATTAGGGGAGGGGTCATAAGTTAGTCCACTTCCATCTATGGTAAAATCAAAATTATTCCCACTTAAATCATACCAAGTTGTTCCTGTACCTGGGTATGATAATTTAGATGCTACATCTAGTAATAATACTAATCCATCTCTTACTATATGTGCTCCTCCATATGTTCCCATTATAATCCAAATCTTGATTTTTGTGAATTGTAATTTTGCTCTATTTCAATTACATCTAAAACATGATCATAAATTCTAATAATAGAATAATCTCCAATCCAACATTGAGAAGGATCAAATCCACCACCTTCATTATCTTGTTCTTGACCAAAATTTAATGTTCCCTTAGTTGTAAAATTTGTTCCCGCTGCTAAAGTTGTTGAAAATTCTTCAACACCATTATAAAATAATTTTGTAGTTCCTGATGAGCTTTTTCTAGTATAAACAACTTGGGTCCAAGCATTTTCTGTAAGAGCTTTAAAAGAAGATATAGAACCAACGGGTCCAAAAAGATTCATTTTTTGGCTACTTGTACCTGCATAGAATAATAAGTTTTCATTACTATCTCCAGATACAGCATAGCTTATTAAAGCCTGATTTTTAGTTGCATCTGTGGTTCTACACCATATTTCTATTGTAATATCAGTAGTAGGAAAAGGAAAGGCAGAAGCTTGAAAATACTTTGTTGTTTGATTAGATGTCATAGTAAAATAACCATATCCATCTCCATTTTGACCATCACTAAATGTAGGTGAACCGTTTACTGTTAAATTATTATTATCATCTATCAAATTCTTAAACTGGGTTCCAGTAGTATAGCTTTTGTTAGAAGCTGCATCATAAGATGCAATAATTTTATCTGTACGTGCAATATTTGGTCCTCTAAAAAATGCCATCTAATATTTTATTATAAATATTAAATTTTTCTTTTTGATATAGTTTTAAAGGTATTAGTATAAGGTTTAGGTTTTGGGTTTTCAATATCAAATAAGGCTTTAACATGAGTAAATATTTCTATATTTTGTTTTTGTGTACGAGGTGACTCATATACTTCCCAATTTTTACCTTTTAAACGTTTACCTGATTTATCTTCGCCCCTTGATTTTGATTTTAACCATAAAACCCCAATACGATCTATTTTTTTACCAAAACATTCCTCATAACATTGAGCATATACTGCACTTTGTAAATCGTAAGTAGTTTGTAAATGATTAGAGGTTTTAAAATCTATAATCCAACGTTCCATTTTACCATCTATTTCAATTTCACATACTAAATCACAAGTACCTGCTACTTGAATCTTATCTGAAAATAAATGTACTTCAGCTTCAATTAGAGTTGGATTATAAGTCTCCCAAAAATCTACAAAGCGTAAAAACATTTGCCATACATGAATAGGCATTTTAGGGTTACCATCTTTATATAAAAATGTAACTTCTTGACCATTTAACCAATCTTCAATCATTTCATGAACTAATGTTCCTTCTTCTGCTGCTTTTTTAACAATCCATTCAGCACTATAACCTACTTTTTTAAGCCAGTCTTCAAAATATTTACCTTTTGGGTAAGAACCTAAAACATGAGTTACTGATGGGTAATATTTACCATTACGTCTATAATACCTTGAATCAGGCATTGTAACTTGTTGATAATCATCTGAAATTTCTAATAATCTTTTATATGATTTTTTGATCATAAAGCTAGTTTTTGCTCCATTAAATCATAATAGGTTAATGGAACTGTTTTTTGTATTAATTTAGTGAAATTTTCGAAACCCATTTCACTCGGATCCTTATCTTGTAAATCTACAAGATAGACTTCTTTACCTTCTGCCATTAATCGTTCACAGAATTTTAAAGCTTGTTTAATTGCATCCCTATCTAATGCAATATAAATTTTATCTACTACAGAAGTAACTATCTTTTTCATTAAGCTACTTTGTATATTTTTACCTAACAAAGGTACTGCGTTTCTTTTTATAGCCATAGCATCAAATAATCCTTCACATATAATAACTGGTACATTCCAGTTTATTAAATGCTCATTTGGAATTATATCTCTAGATGCTGATGGGTTTCTATATTTAACATATGGTTCTTTTTCAAATGAACGAGCTGTAAAGTAGTTTAATCTACCATCTATATCATATGTTGGTATAATAATCATATTTTTATATAAACCTTCTTTACAATAACCTATATTATATTTGAGTATATCGTATTTACTCACATGCCTATTTTTTAGGTATGCGAGCGCGTGTCTAGCCATAATCCCGCTATTATCCACGTTATTTAGGCTAATATATTCATTAGGTAATGATACACTAGATACAACTTGTGTTTCTTTTATTGATTTAGATGTTTTAACAAGTGATTTAAGTTCAGTAAATTTACTTACATCTACTTTTAATTGTTTAAATAAAGAATATATAGTAGTACCTCTTACATCACAAGCCCAACAATGCCAAGGGTTTTTACCTTCACGATTTTCTGTTAAATTAACCTCCATTTTTGGTTTGTGGTGATGACAAAAAGGACAATGGTAAGCATAGTTATTTCGAGCAGTAGCTTTACCCGAACCCAATACTGAATTTACTAATGTAACTAATAATTGGTTTACCATTTATATTTCTTCACAAAATTTATTAAAACATTCAATTAAAGGACTATCAAATCCTAATCCTATACTAGATACAAGGACATCATCATTTTCTGTATCATTAATTATTCTGGGGTTAGAAATTGTAATTTCTTTTTCATATATGTCCTTGTTAAAGTTTAATATATGAACTGAAGTTGGTTGTGGATTTTTTATAGAAGGGGGGAAATGGATTAAAAGGGCTTTACCAAAATTAGTATCTACTATATATAACCCACAATTTAAATTAGGTTTTTCTTTAAAATTAGCAGTTGGAAAAGAAGGGGTTTTTTGTCTTCCTTTAATAATAGTAGTTGTAAAACTATAATATAAATTAGATCGTAAAGGTGCTTGTGCATATTTTAAATAACTACCCTCAAATATATAATCCAAATTAAGATCTAAAGATAATACTATTCTAGGTTTTGTTCCTTTATGTTTTACTGAATGTAAATAATTACCTCCATCTTGAAATGCAATCCATTCTCCTTCTTTCCAAGTTCTTGTTTCTTTTATTTTTAAATCAGAATTGGGGAGTTCTTTTGTTATATAACATTCATTATCTACATCTATACCAATATGACATCTTAAAAAATTATTTGACCATCCTTTATGGGGTTCTATAATACTCCCAGGATTTAATTTTGAAAGAAATGAATTTCTAATCCATCCTTCTTTTTCACCCTGTTTAATTATTTTATTATAAGTTGGAATTAAACCTTTTATTTTAGGAAGTTTATTATTTATTTCTGATTTAACCGCATCATCTTCAGTTAATTCAACATGCTCTTCTTCAAATTCACTTAAAGGAATTGCTTTCCAATCATTTTTATATAATTCTCCATCATACAATTCATTTGATACTTCATATTTAGGATAATCATAAAATTCATTTGATTTAATATAATCTAAAATTTCTAGTTGAATTTGAGGGAATTTTGATTTTATTTTTTGCAAAATATCTATTTTATCTGTATCATAAAACAAAGGTTCTGGGAGGTTAAATGGAACTTCTAAAACATCTTCTCCTAAAAATTTACTAGGGGTACAATCTACTCCTAATACTTGTTTCCAATAACGAGCAGCAAGCTTAGCTCTAATAGCTGCTTTCTCTCCATATCCTCTTATACAAATAATATTAATGTGCTGATAAGTATCACATACCCAATAGCCAATTGTAACTTGTGTAGAATAAAGTCGGTATATATTAAAAGAATTAACTACATCTTCATATTGACCTTCAACTAATTTAAAATCAATATCTTGTCTAATTAAACCATCTTCACCTTCAATAATTCTAATATCACCTTCATATTGAAGATCATTATCATCATCGTAAAAAGTATACCTAATATTTCCTTGGGGGATACCATTTTTTAACTTAATATGGTTAGATTGTACTTCCCATTCAAAAGGTGGATAAGCATTTTTAGCAGCATATTTATGTGCCGCTTCTCTTTGCTTAGAAACTAAATCTATTTTACTCATTTAAAACTATTTTGTATAACTTAATATACGAAACTATATTTTATAAGACACGAAATCTTCAAATTCTATATTATTTAAATCTTTCGTAAAAAATTTACCTAAAATATTATCATTAAAAAATTCATCAGGTTTTTCTAATACTTGATATATCATTTGATATTTAACTTCAAAATAGGTCATTGATTTTTTATCAGGGCACATTTTTAAAATAGTACGATCAAATTCATCTTTTTTACCCTCAAGTAATAATTGTTTAATGTCAGATTGGGATCCATAATAGTTTTTCCAATCTGATTCTTTAACTACTAGTTTATATGAAGGTCTTCTACCCACTATACCTTGAAGTTTAGCTAAATCTTTTTTACCTAACTTTTGTTTTCTATTATGAAATAATACTTTTTTCCCAATATATGACTTGCCCGTAGGCTTATGTGTTGTTATATAAACGAAACCGAATGTATTTTCTGGGAATTGAGTAATATCTCCTATTTCATGCTGTTTATAGGTCCAACTCATAATTTTATATTTAAATGTAATATAACTATTTTGTGATTATAAATATTAAGGTATTATTATTAATAACCTACATATATAATTATTTATTGTTCTATAGATTGAAATATTTTATTACTATCAAATACTTCACTTAAATCGTTATAAGGGAAATTATGTATACCTTCAGACAAATTAAAAGGAGCATATGATGCCTCTTCATAATTTAATTCTTTTGTAAATGGGTTTGATTTAATATTATCATGAAGTTTATAACCAAAAATTTCAGGTTTTGTATTTGACCAACATACAGTTGATTTTAAATTTAATGCTGCTGCCATATGTTGAACAAAACTATCTATTAATATTCTTTTATCTGATAATAATATTAGTACTGCTATACTTCTAAATCCATCTAAAGCATGTAAGGTATCAGGATAAACTTTTTGATCTTCTCTTTTTATATGTACAATAGTATGGGATTCTTTATATCTATTAATTATATCTATTACGGTAGGATCAGGTAAATCCCTTGTCCATGCATAGTTATAACCTAAATTTTGTGGACCTCCATTTGGTTGTATTGCTAATATTGGTTTATCTGTTTGGTAAAAGGGTTTAAAATAATCTAACTCAGGTTGTGTTAAATAAATTTCTGGTTGTTCATTATTATAATGTAATCCATATAAATCACACCAGGTTTTAAATAGATGTATTGGTTTTTCTAGAATAAAATTTGAGGTTCTATAAGGTTCATTTACAAAAATTTTACATTTTTTGTCTTTAATATATTTTAAATAAAAACCACTTGTGTTATTAATATTATATATTTCATCAACATTTGGATTATTTAAAAATACATCTTTAAACGCTGTAACTACTACTAGATGAGAATTTTTATAACGTTTTTTAATAACTTTTACCATTGCTGTAGCCATGATAGATTTACCTAGACCACCCTCTATTTGGAATATTATATTCATTTATAACTTTAATTTTAGTAAGAACAATATACAACATTATTCTTAGTTTTCCACATTATTTTATTAATTCCAAGGTTTTCCTGTTGCTTCTGTTACATTTGATATTTCTAATAATGAAGAAGCTAAAGAAGCAGAATTCCATGTTTCATAAGATGTATAATCAATAGAACTAGTTACCCAAGCTAATACATCACCTTCTGTTAAGTTTTCATAAGGAACAAAATTTTCATCAGTTGAACTACCAGATATTTCTATATCTCCTACTTTTCTTCTAGAGTAAGATTTACTTCCACTATTAATGTAAGATATACAAGCAAACTTAACTTTATTAACTACACCGTTAGTTACATTTCTATTTAATTCATAAATTTTCCAAGTATGTTTCATATTTTTTTATCCTTCTAATTCTTGAATACGTTGTTCTAGTTGTTCTACTTTAGTATTTAATTCCTTTATGGCATTAATAGCAGCAAATATAAGTGGATCTTGTTGGAAACCTAATAAATCTGTAGTTTCTTCTTCATCATTTTCATTTAATTTAGCTGTAAAATTATGAATTGTTTCTGGGAAAATACTTTGTATTTCTTGGGCTATGATACCAATTCCACTTCCTGTTGGATGGTTAGCTGCACCAGTATAATCAAATGTTCTTGGTTGGATTTGTATAATATCACTTAAACTCTTAGTATAGTTTTGAATATTGGTTTTTAATCTTTCATCTGAAGAGTTTGACCAACTTCCACCAAATGGTTTAGCTGCGCTACCATTTACAAAGAATGTATAAAAAGAACATCCATTTGTAGAATTAACTGCTACTTGACCATTAGATGTACCACTTCCTATTACAGCAAATTTAGTACTTCTTGAAGTATCTGAAGTACCATTACCAACAGCAAATCTATGTACACAGGTAGAACCAGCATAATCATTAAATTTACCAACAATAACTTGAGAATCTCCTCTAGCTGCAGTTGCACTTGTTGGAGTAGTAATACCACAACCTATAGCAACTTGAACATTACCTTTACTTCCTACTGATCCATTCCCAAGAACTATACTATATGCTCCAAAATTATTATTATAACCCCCAGCCATGAATGAATAACTACCATCCCCATCTGATATATTACAAATTCCATTTACTGCTGTATAACCATTTATGTTAGTATCCATGGTGATACAATTAGATCCTCCACTTCCAATAAAGTTATGGTTTCCTGCTTGGATATAATTTTGAGCTCCTCCTACTATAGCATTTCCTATTCCACTCGTAATTTCATTGCAAAATCCACCTGCTATAATATCACAACCTGAACCAAGAGCTTTATTCAAACATCCTCCTAATACTGCGGAGTTTGTACGACATGCACAGTTACCTTGACCAAATGCAAATGAACCTTCATTAGTTGCTTTAGTACCAGATCCACCTCCTGCAAATGAGGAATTACCAGAAGCAGTAGCACCTGTACCAATTACAAATGATTGACAACCACTAGCTGTATTACCACATCCTGAAGCAACTGCATCTAATCCTGATGCTAAATTTGTTTGACCTCCAAGTGCAAATGAATTACCTCCTTTTGCATTATTAACAGCACCAAATGCTGCAGAAGCACCTCCTGATGCTGTTACTGCGTAACCATAAGCTATTGATTGATCTCCAGTAGCTTGAGCAAATTCTCCACCTGCTGCTGCATAATTTCCTTGAACTAAATTTTCTTTACCTGAGATTATTGTACTAAATGATATTTGGGAACTACCTGATATTGTATTCATACAACCTCCTACTATGGTAGAAAAAGGAGCAAAACAAAGGCTATTCTTTTCTCCTCCAACTATGGCAGCACAACAAGAAGCATTACATACTTTATTTCTATTACCACCAAGTACACTAGTAGCAACTGAACAATAATCAACATAATTATCAGTACCAGCTCCAATAAAAGATGCTATACCTGCGTTACAATTATCTTGTCCTGCAACAACAGCACCAAGATCTCGACTAGCATAATTTGTACATCCACTTCCTATAAAGTTCATTTGTGCTGAACTTGTATTTGCAAAACCTGCCCCAATAAATGAACATTGACCATTATTCATATTACATGCTCCTCCGGCAATAGTTGCATTTTGGGTACCCATAGTAATAAGATGATCATGACCACCTAATACAGATGTTAAATTACCAAGATTAGATGTACTACCACTAGTAAAGTTTATTCTATCAGAATTACTCATACCTACAGTTAATGATCCAATTGCTACTAATGTACTGCCATTAAAAGTTAAATTAGCTTCAGCATTTAGTTCTCCTTGTACTCCTGTAGATGTTGTAACTCTATTGTTACCTAAATTAGTAATTGTAGCTGCTCCACTTGTACCACTTGAACCACTTGAACCTGAATTACCTGATGTTCCAGATGAACCTGAAGTTCCTGAAGAACCAGATGAACCTGAATTACCTGAAGTTCCAGAAGAACCACTTGAACCTGAATTACCTGATGTTCCAGATGAACCTGAAGTTCCTGAAGAACCAGATGTTCCAGATGAACCTGATGTTCCTGAAGAACCAGATGTTCCTGAAGAACCTGCTTCTACTCTATATCCTAAATCACCATTTGAATCTACTACTACTACACAAGTAGAAGTTTTAGTTAATAATGAAGGCATGTTTACAGTACCACTATTAAGATTTAATGGATTTGAGGTAGTACCAGCTGATGTATTCTTAGTAAGGAATTCTAAACAACCCATAGCAGATGAACCAAGTCCTCCTCCTCCATTATTTCCCGTTGCTGTAATTGTTGATTTATTTATGGTACCATTTTGGTTAATTTGAAGGCTACCTGAGCTCCATCCATTAACATCATTTCTTGATACTGATAAAGTTCCACCAACACCACTTGAATTTGGTCTTACGTTAAAGTTACCCTTAACTTGAGTATAACCAGTGATACACATATCACCATCTTGTTGTGTTAAACCTGAAGCACTAACTTGTAAAATTGGTACTCCTGATATATCTGATGCTGCAAATACTGTTCCTAATAAATCATCAGTTACAGAAAATAATTGGCCTTGAGAACCTTGTACATCTAAAATTGTACTACCTGATCCTGATACCATTAATTGAGTACCATCAAATGTTAAATTAGCTTCAGCTTGTAATTCACCTTGTGTTCCTGTTGCTGTTGTAACTCTATTATTAGCATTATCTAATATATTAGCTACTCCTGATGTTCCACTTGAACCACTTGAACCACTTGAACCACTACTTCCTGATGTTCCTGAAGAACCACTTGTTCCTGATGAACCATCTGTACCTGCAGTTCCTGTAGTACCTGATGTACCACTTGAACCTGAAGTTCCGCTTGTACCACTTGAACCTGAAGTACCTGAAGAACCTGAAGTTCCACTTGTGCCACTTGAACCACTAGTTCCTGAAGTGCCATCTGTACCATCTGTACCAGAAGTTCCTGATGAACCACTAGTGCCACTTGTTCCACTACTTCCAGATGTACCATTTGAACCACTTGTTCCACTTGAACCAGATGTTCCACTTGAACCAGATGTTCCACTTGTTCCTGAAGAACCTGATGTTCCTGAAGTTCCTGAAGAACCAGATGAACCTGAGTTTCCTGATGTACCTGAAGAACCTGATGTTCCTGATGAACCACTTGTTCCACTTGTTCCCGATGATCCACTCGTGCCACTTGAACCACTTGTTCCACTTGAACCTGAAGAACCATCGTCACCTCTATCACCTGTAACTACAAATGATACTATAATGTCTTCACCATTTGTTAAACTGTTACCCCCATATGCTTCATTACTAACATCAATTGTCCACCAAGCTCCATTATCTGTTAAATCAGAGATTGCAAATAAAAGGAAATCTAATGGATCATCTTTATCAGATAACCTAACGTGACCTTTTACAGCTGATGTTGAACTATCTACTGTTTGTAAGAAACTTTGAATACTTTCTCCTTGATCATCAACCTCACTAATTGCCATTTCTGTAGCAGAAAATTGAGTTGAATTATTTAATCTTACATTACCTCCTCCAGGATTTGCTATTGAAGTTGATGTACTAAAAGTATAATCAAATGTAGCACCTCCAAAATTACCATCTTTTCCTGAAGTTCCTGAAGAACCTGATGTTCCTGAACTACCATTTGTACCACTAGTTCCTGATGTTCCTGAAGAACCACTAGTTCCTGATGAACCACTTGTTCCTGATGAACCATCTGTACCATCTGTTCCTGAAGTTCCGCTTGTGCCACTCGAACCTGAAGTTCCACTTGTACCACTTGAACCACTAGTACCTGAACTACCACTTGTTCCGCTTGTTCCTGATGATCCGTCTGTACCATTTGAACCACTTGTTCCGCTTGTTCCAGATGAACCACTAGTGCCTGAACTACCACTTGTTCCTGAAGTTCCTGAGGAACCACTTGTTCCTGATGTTCCTGAAGTGCCACTTGAACCTGAAGTTCCTGAAGTGCCACTTGTTCCACTTGTTCCAGAAGAACCTGATGTTCCTGAAGTACCATCAGTTCCACTAGTTCCTGAACTTCCTGATGTACCCGAAGTACCTGAAGTACCAGATGAACCAGAAGTTCCTGAAGTACCGTCTGTACCATTTGATCCTGAAGTTCCACTTGAACCAGATGTACCACTTGAGCCTGATGTTCCTGAAGTTCCACTTGAACCTGATGTTCCATTTGTACCTGAAGTTCCACTTGAACCTGATGTACCTGAAGTTGCTGCTGCTGTTTTCTTTTTAACAGTACCATCTGATGCTATAATAAGAACATCATCTTCAGTACCTGTATTAACAGTACCTATATTAAGTTTATTTACGTGAGTTGTACAAGCTGAAACTGAAGTTATATCTGATCCAAGAATAAAAGCATGTTGATGTTCTGCTACATTGCAACAACCACCCCCTATAAAAGTATAATCTGCACAGTTTTCATTACTAAAACCTCCAACTATAACAAAATTATCATTGGAATAATCAAGGCTTTTATTAGTTGAACCTCCAACAATAACACCCCATGAACCAGTAAGGTAATTGCAAATACCACCTCCTATAAAACTATTCGAACCCCCAATACGATTACATTCTCCTCCAACTACAACATTTGCAATTCCACTTTCACCTACACTAGAAGAGATAAAGTTTTTATGACCACCACCAATAAAGTTGTAAAAATCAAAAGCACAATTACAAAGACCACCTACAATTACGTTATAAACATCTTGGGTTGCGTCACTTCCAAGAGTATGTCTTGCTCCACCACCTATAAAACTAATGTTTGAACAGTTTACATTTTGACGTCCTCCTACAATTACAGAACAACACCCAGCACTAATACAGTTATTGGCACCAGCTCCAATAAAACTACCAGATGCACCAGTAAATGCAGCACCAAGACCTGTACCAGTTATACAGTTATTTCTACCAGCTACAATAGCGGATATACCACCAGTATTGCTGTTTTCACAACCACTACCTATAAAGTTATAATCTCCTTTATTAACACCAATGGTTCCTGAGGCACTATTACCACATCCACCAACAATAACTTGACCTATAGCACAAGTATTTATTGAGTTAGAAGAACCACCTCCAATAAATCCATATGCACAACTCCCATTTGTAACATTATTTTGACCACCAGCAATTGTTGACCAACAACCATTAGCAGTATTTGAACCACTTACAGGATGAATACCTGAATCTTCGTCCCCAGGAACATGATATTCATAAGGACCTGTTGGACCCGATAAACCACTTGTTCCAGAAGAACCTGAAGTACCTGAAGAACCATCTGTTCCACTTTCACCACTTGAACCTGAAGAGCCACTTACTCCACTAGTACCACTTGTTCCTGATGATCCACTTGTTCCATCTGAACCTGAAGTTCCACTTGTTCCACTTGAACCACTTGTTCCATCTGTACCTGAAGTTCCTGATGTACCTGAACTTCCGGATGTACCTGAAGAACCATTTGATCCACTAGTTCCAGAACTTCCTGAAGTACCTGAACTACCATCTGTACCATTTGATCCACTAGTACCACTTGTACCTGAAGAACCATCTCCACCTGAAGCACCATCTAAATTAACTTCCCATGATGTATATGTACCTGAACCTACTGTTCTTGTTGGAGATAAAAATACTAATTCTCCTGTAGAACTATTATACGAATCAATTTCACATTCTTGGAAATTATTCACATCATATACAATAATAATAGATTGTGCTGTTGTATAAGCTAAACCAGTATCTACAGTTATTGTACCACTATTACCTAAAGTAAAAGAAGTTGATGATGTAGTTGCGTATTTATCTGATTCCCCACTTGTTCCTGATGTACCTGAACTTCCTGAGGTTCCTGATGTACCAGAAGAACCTGAAGTTCCACTTGTTCCTGATGTTCCACTTGTACCCGAAGAACCATCAGTACCATTTGATCCTGAAGTTCCGCTTGTACCACTTGAACCACTTGTTCCATCTGTACCATTTGAGCCAGATGTTCCTGATGTACCACTTGAACCACTAGTTCCTGATGTACCACTAGTTCCTGATGAACCATCTGTACCATCTGTACCACTTGTTCCTGATGAACCATCTGTACCATCTGTACCTGAAGTTCCACTTGTTCCACTTGAACCTGAAGTTCCGCTTGTGCCACTTGAACCTGAGGTACCATCTGTACCATCTGTTCCTGAAGTACCACTTGTCCCAGAAGAACCTGAATCTCCTGATGTTCCTGAAGAACCACTTGTTCCATCTGTTCCATCTGTACCTGAAGTTCCTGATGTTCCTGAAGAACCTGAAGTTCCTGAAGTACCACTAGTACCACTTGTTCCTGATGATCCACTTGTTCCTGAAGTTCCTGAAGAACCTGATGTACCTGAAGTACCATCGGTTCCATCTGTACCTGAAACACCACTTGTTCCACTTGAACCAGATGTTCCTGAAGTTCCACTTGAACCAGATGTACCACTTGTTCCATCTGTACCGTTTGAGCCTGATGTTCCTGAAGTCCCGCTTGTACCACTTGAACCTGATGTTCCACTTGTACCACTTGAACCTGAAGTACCATCGGTACCATTTGATCCTGAAGTTCCTGAAGTTCCACTTGAACCACTTGTTCCACTTGTTCCTGAAGTTCCTGAAGAACCACTATTACCTGAAGTACCATCTGTACCATCTGTACCAGAGGTTCCTGATGTGCCCGAAGAGCCATCTGTACCTGAAGTTCCTGATGTTCCTGAAGAACCTGAAGTTCCTGAAGTACCACTAGTACCACTTGTTCCTGATGATCCACTTGTTCCTGAAACACCACTTGTTCCACTTGAACCAGATGTTCCTGAGGTTCCATCTGTACCATTTGAGCCTGATGTACCTGAAGTACCACTAGTACCTGATGTACCTGAACTACCATCTCCACCACTAGCACCATCTAGGTTGACTTCCCATGATGTGTATGTTCCTGAACCTACTGTTCTAGTAGGTGATAAAAATACTAATTCTCCTGTAGAACTATCATATGAATCAATTTCACATTCTTGGAAGTTGTTTACATCATAAACTATGATTATAGATTGAGCTGTTGTATAAGCTAAACCCGTGTCAACTGTTATTGTTCCACTATTACCTAAGGTAAAACTAGTAGAAGAAGTTGTAGCGTATTTATCTGATTCCCCACTTGTTCCTGATGTACCTGAAGATCCACTTGTTCCCGAAGATCCACTTGTTCCTGATGTTCCACTTGAACCACTTGTTCCAGAAGTTCCACTTGTGCCACTTGAACCACTAGTACCTGAAGTGCCATCTGTACCATCTGTACCAGAGGTTCCTGATGTTCCTGAAGAACCTGAAGTACCTGATGTACCACTACTTCCAGAAGTACCAGAAGTACCACTTGTTCCATCTGTACCATTTGAGCCAGATGTTCCTGATGTTCCTGAAGATCCACTTGTACCACTTGTACCTGAAGAACCTGATGTTCCATTTGTACCTGAAGTGCCACTTGTTCCATCTGTACCTGAAGTACCTGAAGTACCATCTGTACCATCTGTTCCTGAAGTTCCTGAAGAACCACTAGTACCATCTGTTCCGTCTGTACCTGAAGTTCCGCTTGTTCCGCTTGAACCTGAAGTTCCTGATGTACCACTAGATCCACTAGTACCACTTGTACCTGAAGAACCATCTGAACCACTTGTTCCTGATGTACCAGAAGAACCATCATCTCCTACTTCACCTGATGTACCAGAAGTTCCTGAAGTACCACTTGTTCCACTAGTTCCACTAGTTCCTGAACTACCATCTGTACCATCTGTTCCTGAAGTTCCGCTTGTACCACTCGAACCTGAAGTTCCGCTTGTTCCTGAACTACCATCTGTACCTGAAGTACCTGATGTTCCAGAAGTTCCTGAACTACCATCTGTTCCACTAGTTCCACTTGTACCACTTGAACCTGAAGTTCCGCTTGTTCCTGATGTTCCACTTGAACCATCTGTACCTGCAGTACCTGTAGTACCTGATGTTCCACTTGAACCATCTGTACCTGAAGTACCATCTGTACCACTAGTTCCTGATGAACCTGATGTACCTGAAGAACCGCTTGTACCACTTGTTCCTGAAGAACCGCTTGTACCACTTGTTCCTGATGTACCACTTGTACCACTTGAACCTGAAGTTCCTGAAGTCCCAGATGTTCCTGAAGAACCATCTCCACCACTAGCACCATCTAAATTAACTGTCCAACTTGTATAAGTTCCTGAACCTACTGTTCTAGTAGGACTTCCAAATACTAATTCACCATTAGTATCATCATAAGTTATTACTTCACATTCTTGGAAATTATTTACATCATAAACTATGATTATGGATTGAGCAGGGGTATATGCAAGACCTGTATCAACAGTTATTGTACCACTATTACCTAAAGTAAAAGAAGTACTTGAAGTTGTAGCATATTTATCTGATTCTCCGCTTGTTCCTGATGTTCCTGAAGATCCGCTTGTTCCTGAGGAACCACTTGTTCCCGATGTACCTGATGTACCTGAAGAACCTGAAGTTCCTGAAGTGCCATCTGTACCATCTGAACCTGAAGTTCCTGATGTACCTGAAGTTCCTGAGGAACCAGAGGTACCAGAAGTTCCTGATGAACCGCTTGTTCCACTTGTTCCAGAAGTTCCTGATGAACCGCTTGTTCCACTTGTTCCTGATGAGCCATCTGTACCATTTGAGCCACTTGTTCCACTTGTACCACTTGAACCATCTGTACCATCTGTACCTGAAGTTCCTGAACTTCCAGATGTTCCTGATGAACCATCTGTTCCTGAAGTACCATCTGTTCCACTAGTTCCTGATGAACCTGATGTCCCACTTGAACCAGAGGTACCTGAGGTTCCTGATGTTCCTGAGGTTCCACTAGTCCCACTAGTTCCACTTGTTCCTGAAGAACCATCTGTACCTGAAGTTCCTGATGTGCCTGATGTTCCTGATGAACCACTTGTCCCATCTGTACCTGAAGTTCCTGAGGTGCCTGAAGTACCAGAAGTTCCTGAAGTACCAGAGGTTCCGCTTGAACCACTAGTTCCTGATGTGCCTGAAGAACCATCTGTTCCACTTGTTCCGGATGTGCCTGAAGAACCATCTGTTCCACTTGTTCCATCTGTACCAGATGTTCCTGATGTTCCTGAAGAACCTGAAGTTCCTGAAGAACCTGAAGTTCCACTTGAACCACTTGTTCCTGATGTACCATCTGTACCTGAAGTTCCACTTGTTCCACTTGAACCACTTGAACCTGATGTTCCACTTGAACCAGATGTACCTGAAGTTCCTGAGGTTCCTGATGTACCACTTGTTCCACTTGTTCCTGATGAACCTGAAGTTCCACTAACACCAGATGATCCTGAAGAACCTGAAGTTCCTGATGTACCACTTGAACCTGAAATTCCACTTGTTCCAGATGTTCCACTTGAACCTGATGAACCAGATGAACCATCTCCACCTGAAGCACCATCTAAATTAACTGTCCAACTTGTATAAGTTCCTGAACCTACTGTTCTGGTTGGAGATTGGAATACTAATTCACCTGTAGAACTATCATAAGATGTAACTTCACATTCTTGGAAGTTGTTTACATCATAAACTATGATTATAGATTGAGCAGGAGTATAAGCTAAACCAGTTTCTACTGTTATTGTACCATTTCCTCCTAATGTAAATGAAGTACTTGAGGTTGTTGAATATCTATCTGAAGTACCACTAGTACCAGATGAACCATTTGTTCCCGAAGTTCCATTTGTTCCTGAAGTTCCATTAGTACCTGAAGTACCTGATGAACCATCATTACCATCAGCACCTGATGTTCCTGAAGAACCACTAGTACCTGATGTACCACTTGAACCTGCTACATTACCTGATAGGTTTACTTCCCATGATGTATATGTACCTGAGCCTACTTGTTCTATTAAACTACCAAAACAGAGTACCCCTGTTACTTCATCATATGATACTACTAAAGCTGTTTGAAAAGCAGTATCACTATTAGCCATAATCATTTCTTGGCCTGCTGAATAAGCTAATCCTGTTTCTACTGTAATACAAGTATTACCTGTTCCTATTGCTACTGAAGTTGTTGAAGTTGTTTGATATCTATCCCCATCTGCTCCTGAAGTACCTGAAGTACCACTTACACCTGATGAACCTGAAGTACCTGAAGAGCCACTTGATCCTGATGAACCTGAAGTACCTGATGAACCAGATGTTCCTGAAGTACCTGAAGTGCCTGATGAACCAGCACTTATAGCTGATGCCTTTTTTAATTGTTTTGTTGAAGAATCTACTACTACTACTTCATATCCTGATGAAGCATCAGGTAAAGTATCAATTACTACACTTCCTGATAACGTAGATGATCCTGTTATATTTAAAGATCCTGATATTGATATATCATATGCATCTTCAGCGGTAAATGCATCTACAGATTGAGATACATGCCAAGAGTTGATTGTAAAACCTTGTGAAATTTCATCAACATTTGGATTAAAAATATTTTCTAACTTCTTAGCCATTAGGTTTTATTATAAATATTATAAAATTATTTCTTATGGTACTAAGCATACCTTTTTATATGCTGTTCCATTATGAAAATATAACTCAGCTGCTCCACCTCCTGCATCACAAGCTACTAACATTCCTGCTTGTCCACTACCAATTGGATTTCTTAATTGCATTTGTGTTGTACACCCTACATTTAAATTATTTACATGAACCGTACAAGCAGCACAACTTGTTAAACAACTACCTATCATAACAGATTGATCGTGTGATAATTGGATTTCATTATCATTTCCAATTATATTACCCCCAGGTGCACATACTTTATTATCTAACCCCCCTAGTATAGCAGAATATTTTGAATTTTCAATAATATTACCTTCACCATTTAATATTGTATTATAAGAACAACCACTAGCATTACCACATATTTTATTACAACAACCATTTAATATTGTACCAAAACTATTAGTTGTTCCACTACCCATTATTTCATTCTCACACCCATTTATTAAATGGGAATTACCACATCTATTTATTTCATTACATGACCCTCCTAATATTACACTATAACCTGAATTTTTATTAATTGTATTTCGGAATCCACCTAATATATTAGAATTATCAGCTGAAATAATATTGTTTAATGTTCCACCACCTATTATAGAACAATCAGAAGCATTTGAAATATTATTTGATCTACCTCCTCCAATATAAGAAAAACTAGAAGTTACATTATTATTAGCACCACTACCTATTCCTGAGTTTTGGCAATTGTTAGTAGAATTTTGTCCTGCTATTGGTCTAATATCTTCTCCACTTCCTGTTATATAAGCACCTGTTGCCGGGGGAGATACAAAACATTGACAAGAGGCAAATGTTACATTACCATTACTAGAATTATAAGTTAAAACGTGATTTTGAGTATTTTGACCTATACCTTGTAAATACATTGCTCCATTTGAACTAGAGAAAAATGTACTACCCGTTACTACAAGAGAACCAGATATTGATATATCATATGCTTCTGCTTTTGTAAAAGCATTTATAGATTGTGATACTTGTGTAGCAAGTATTGTACAACCCGTTTGTATTCCTGTATTTGAAAGTGTACATGCCATTATCTATCTATATTTACTAAAATTGTTGTATCAGTTGTTTGTGAAGTAGGTAAAGGTTGTGCTAATTTACCTACAGCTAACAATTCATATTGTTCGTTATACATACCAACAGTAGTTACATAGGGACTAAAATAAGAACCAGTGGCAAAATCATAAGGTATATTACTAGATGTTATTGCATTATCTGTTATACTTCCTGATATAATACTTGGGTTTTGTGAAAAATTAAATTCACTTTCATTAATAGTACATTTATATTGTGTTTCATAAATTGTATATGAACTTGAAAATGAACAAGATATTTCTGTATTAAAATATGCATTTCCTAAACTATTTCCATCAAAATCTTGTTGTGTTATTACAGCAATACCATGAGGATAAAATATTTGTCCTACATTAATACTAGCAGATAATAAATTGCCTTCTCCATCATCTGTAATTTCTGCTAAATCAGTGAAATTAGTACTATCATAACCAAGAGTTAATGCAAATGATTCTGGTTGAATATAATCTCCATATAATTTAGAAGGTATTGAAAATACTAAAATTTCTTCATTTGAACCTGTAGGGAAAAAACGTGATTGAGTTAATGTAGATTGTAAATAATTTGAGTATCTACCGTTAGAACCCACACCACCTATTAACACATCACCAGATGCATCAGAACCTAATAATACGCTAGCAGTTACGGCATTATCACCAAAACTAGAAGTTATATAATTAGAATAATATAATTGTTTAATATTATCATATACTGTTGATTGAGATAAAATTAAGCTACCTGAATTAAATCCTGTAGCTTGATTGTTTGAAGCTGTAAAATTTGTATTTACCCCTAAAAATCTATTAACATCAACATTTGAAGCTGATAATTCTGAGTCACCAGAAAAAGTAAATGATTTATTTACTTCTAATGGTGATACAATTATATCGGGTGCATTGAATTGTTTGAAAGCCGCCATTCATCTTAAAAATCTAGTTTTACTCGTATTAGAGCTTCTTTTGTAAAATCTTTTTGTATAGGTTTTGATAACTTAGCTACTGCTAATAAATCATTATTATCATTATATAAACCTACAGTTGTTGGATATACAGTTGGATTATTAATAAAATATGAATAAATTACTTCTCCAGTTGAACCTGATATAAATGATGGGTTTTCTGAGTAGTTAATTTCTGAACTTCTTGCTCTTACAAATACATAATCTGATGTAATAGTTTCTTGGCAACCTAAACCAAATGATGATCCCCCACTCCCAGACATATGTATGTATAATTTTTGGGCATTATTAGCATCGGTATTTAAAGTCCTATTAGTACCTAAATTAATACCTTCAGGAGAATCAGAAATATCTAAGGCATTTGCATTTAATAAAATAGTAGAAATATCTGGAAGGAATAAACCATAAGAACCACTTTGGTTTGTATATCCTACATTATTATTATTAATACCTGTAGTTTTATTATAAGCTGAACCATTAGATCCACTAATAACTTGGTAAGCTCTCATTGTACCAAAATATTGTGGTATAGTAACATCTTGAGAATTATCTGTTAATTGTAATGTATCATAACCTGCTATACTACTAGATAATAGTAAATTTAAAGAACCTGGGAATAAAGTTTCTTTATATCTAGCTCTATCAATACTTATAGCATAAAAAAAGCTTGAAGATACATCACCAAATATAAATTCAGAATTTTCATCTTCTAATACCAAAGTTCTGTATGAACCATATATTGTTGTTGAAGGAGAATAATTATTTACTGCAGGATTATAAGATGAAGCACCACCACCTGTTTGATCAGCATAAGCAATTGCAAATTGTACCTCAGAATTAGGTTCACTTGAAGCTGTATTTAATATATTTAAGTAATAATCTCCGGATTGTCCTGTTTCTTGGGCAGAAGATGTAAAAAATGTTGTAAGAAAGGGTTGATTTTGTGACCATACTGTTGCTGAAACAGCATCGGCACTTACTACAAAATCTTCTGGGTCTAATCTATTAAAGCTCATATTTTTATGCTGTTAAGGATGATTGTTTTGTTATTGTTACTGGGATTGTTAATCTTGCACCACTATCTAATCCAATTACAGTTAATGTTGTTACTAAAGTTGAATTTGTTCCAAATAAAGTATTAATTGTTGTTGCTCTTAAATTTATTTGTGTTCCTGTTACAGTTGATGATACATTAGTTCCAACAGTAGTTGTTGCATTTGCATTTGCATTTGTTGTAGCTGCGTTTTGGATTCCTAATCCTTCAAAAGAAGCTAAAGTTCTTACATCTGCAATAGTAGCAGAATACCCACTAGTTTCAAAGGTTTGATCATTACCTAAATAATTCAAAGTTTGAGGAGTAATAGCTAATTGTGCTCCTTGTTGTAAAGTAATAGCGGCATAACCAAGATTTAATATTGGCATTTTTGCTGTACCTCTAGGTAGTGTTGTAAGTTTATACTTCATTATTTGGCTTTCTAACGGGAAAGCCTCTAATAATGGTTGATTTACTATTGCTTCACCATAATATGCTGAACCTGAGGGATGTGTTGGATTAAAAAGTGTATAATCTATTTCATCATCGGCTAATGCAAATTGAGTGATTTGAAAAGAACCATCATTGGATGCCATTGCTTCTCTACCTTTAGTAGTTAAAATAGCATCTACTGTAATTATTGCGTTATTTAAATATCCCATTTTGTTTTTTTGATATAAATATTATTATATGTTATAAATATGTTACTCTATTAGTTTTTTATCAACTAAGTCAGATAATAGTTCATCTGGGTTAGTTTTTAGGTTTGATGTTGGGTACTCCGGTGCAATAAACCCTGTTGAGGATGCACTTATAGGTGGATTACCGTAAGGGTATTGTTGGAATGTAATAAGAGAACTTGCATCTTCCACGTACCTTCTTACTAAGAAAAAATCAAGAGGTCTAAATGATTGTTGTCCAAAGTTTACTTTTTTAATTTGTGGTTGAATAGTTCCTTCCTCATCACCTGAATATAAAGAAGCTGTTGCTTTAACATCTAAAGATGTACCTATACCCCCAGGAGTAGATTCAAATACAATATCATTACTTGGATGTATATCTCTATCTAAAACTACTTCTAACATCCCAACACCATCTTGTATATAACTACTATTTTGTTGTTGAGATGGAGTAATGATTGATGTTATAGAATAAGTTTCTTCTTCTTTACCCATAAATCTAATTTCATCATAAGGTTGTACATTCCATGCAGTTTGAATTGTTGGGAATTGTGCAAAACCAGGTTCTATACCATCAGGAAAATCTTTATTAAAACTTGAAGTATAAATTAAATCTTTTTGAATAAATCCTCTTCCATATGCCTTATTCATTTGAGATGAACTCATTATTAAAGTATTAGTAATTTTGTTTCCACTACCATCTTCTTTAAATATCCAAAAAGGAGCAACTGCTGCTGTAACAGGATTACTTTGTGCACCATTTAATGCCATTCGTACTTCAAATCCACCACCTTGACCCGTTGGAAAAAATACAGGATCTAATGCTACATTTCTTTGACCCGAGGTTAAAACAATCATATTACCTGTTCCTATAGCTCTAAAGTTTCTACCTTGTCTAATAGTAGATGAAGGTACTGTACATGAAACATACCATCTTTGTTTTTGAATAGTACCTCCTAATTGTACTGCTTGAGCAGTTATACCTTGATTAGCAAGTAAACCATCAATCACATCGGCATTCCAATTAACTGTAACTCCACCAGTTCCTGAAGTACCGGTAATATAAGCAGGGGCTACTTGTGAATAATTAATAGTATTTGTTAAAAGATTACCATCTGATTGTAGTATATAAGTTACTAATTCAACTTTAACATTTGATGGTGCAAAGGTATTAAATGAGGTACTAGAAGGACCTTGAGTATTTGTTCTTTGAAACTTAATGTTCATACTTCCCAATTGTACAGAAGTATTATAATTACCACTTTTACTCTCATTTGAAGTTTGAACTGCATAAGTAAGAGGGGAAGTATCAATACCTACTTTCATTTCTAAAGTATAAGGTTGAGAAGTAGAATTACCATTGCCTGCATTACCTACTGGATAATCATCGTCATTTGGGATTCTTATTATTCCTGTTGCAGTATCATATACTTGATAAGTAGTACTACCATCTACAAATGAAGCTGTAACATTAGGAGAAACATTCCCATTTGGGTTTTTGACTGTTGAATTAAATTCATCAGTAAAGTTTATTCCTTGTACCCCAACTTCTTCACTTTCGGCTAAAAAACCATAATTTGCAAAAGTTGGAACAATAGTAGGATCCACAGGTTCATCTCCAATCAAATCTAGTCCCTCACAAAACTCATCTGGTAGGCCTGTAGCGGTATCAAAAGAAGATGTTATAGGGAATAAATTTGATTTCTGAGTGTATATAATAGGAACTGGTTTTTGGGTTACTTTTTTAAATTCAACTAATCCATTTAAAGGATTTAATATAGTATTATCTGTATTTTGATTTAAAGCTACTGTTCCTTTAGATATCTCAGGATATGAATCAAATGTACCTTGAACATTATATAAAGTAATATCTGATAATTTAGGTTGAGTAGCAGCTCCATCTTGTCCAATTAAATATTGTATGTTATATTGAGTAGTATTATTTAATAAAGGATATAAATCTGTAGTATTTTTAAAATAAGCTAAAAATCCTCTTGATATTTCAATATTTGGTAATTTTCCATATCCACCAGAATCACCAGGAGTCCATGAATTTATTTTAGCACTATTTGTTCGAGTACCAAAATATCTAGGATTTGCAGATGAAAATTTAGTATAATTAGATTCAGGTACTGAGGCTCTTGAAGCTGAAAAGTCAATAATTTGTTGCCAATTACTTGGTATAACTGTACCAAAATTATAATCTACATCTTGTAATCTATCATTTTTTCTTCCTTCACTATAATTATTTAATAAAGGTTGGCAATCTAAAGCAAGATTAAAGTTAGAATCATCACTAAATACAGTAGGTATAGAAGGATCTACATTAGGAGGAATTGATGAAGAAAAACTCATACTATATTCAGTAACAATAAGTCCCTTTTGAACTACTGCTGCGTTATTAGATCCACTGCTTACTAATAAAGCCATTTTTAAAACTGTATTATAATCTAATTGAGCAGGTAAAATATTTTCTTGTAATGTAATTCTTTTTCCATTTCCATGAGCTGTACTATATGAACTAGTTATATACATTATATCTCCACCTAATTCTGGCATTTCATTAGGGAAGTTGTTTGCTGAACCTGAATATATTATTAGAGATGCTGTTGTCCATGTACCACCCGCTGCTGGGCTAATTCCTGATCCGCCATATTCATCAGTTCCATATTCAGCATTTCCATATAATGCTGATGTAGGAGCAGAGGCATCAAAAGCTTGTACAAAAACAGAAGCAGTCATTGACAATGTTCCAAATTGTGGTGTTACATCAAATATATAGGCACCATCTAAACTTGAAGTTGCAGATTGAGAATATACAACATATGCATCTATAATTTTAGTTGCAAAACCTGCTGGTATTGGTACTCCACCTACATATCTATTACTTACTGATCCTGTTACTACATAAGGATTATTCCAAGTTGTAAGTTCATTTGGAAATGGACTACCTACAACAGCATCAATTTGAGGGTTTGGTAATGAAGTATTATATATTTCACTAAAATTAACTGATAATCCTACAACTGGATTTTCAACAGATAATACTAACTGTTGTCCTGCTTGTAATGTAATTGTTGTATCAGCAGATAATAAACCTGATTGTAATGAATATACTGAGGATCCATCTGCTGATGTTATTTGTCCTGTGGTTGTAATATCATTATTAATATATATTCTTAGATTACCAGCATTTTGATTTCTAAAAAGTCTAACATTATAATCACCACCAATTGTAATATTTATTCTACGATATGAAGGACCAAATGGAAAACCAAAGAATCGCATATCTTCACTTATATTTTGTGCTCCTCCATTATCAGCTCCAGGACTTAGACCAACTCCATCAAAACTAACAGCTGCAAATTGATATACATCTATAGTTTGTGATGTATTATTTGTATCTTTATAATCTATAGTAATAGGGTTATGTCCTGATCCTACTTGGTTTTCTAAATCATAAGTTGCATAATCTCCAAATCTAGTCCATAAACCAAATTCTGTTCTACCATTAGTAAATCTACCAGTATCAAAATCACTCATTGTGAAGATATAATCTCCTCTAGGAAATATTATATCAGGTAAGGTTTGATCTCCTGCGGGTTGTGTTCCAGTTAAAAGAGATAGTGATGATGTATTTTCACCATCATAAAGTTCTCCAAATAATATTGGATCTTGCCCAAATCCTAAAGCTGTAGAATTTTGAACTGTTTCACCATTATTGGTTGTTAAATCATAAAAATAAGGATGTTGATTAACATAAGTACCACCAAGTAGGTTAAATCCACCTCCTCCTCCTCCTAATGGATTAGTAATAACTGCTGAACAAGCTCCATTTGTATTATTTACATCTAATACAATTGAAAAACTACCAAACGAAATTGGAGATATAACTTGACTTTGATTTAAACTAGCATCTGCACAAATAGCTACTGTTTGATTATTAAGCATTGAAATAGGTCCTGTAAGCACTCCATCTTCATCAGTATAATAAAGTTGACATATAAAATCATTACAAGTTACATCATAAGAATTTCCAGTTGGAGTTGGTGGTGGTACAGAAGCTTGTTCATTTTGATACATTCTTAATGTAGCAAAAGGAGTACCATCTGATTGTGAAATCGATATTGCTGAACCAGAACCAATAGCTGGACCTATAGCACCTGGAATATTTAGTTTAGTTTGGTAAGTTGTAAATATAAAAGGTCTTACTTGTCTTAATTCACTATATATTTGAAAACTTCCTGATGTTTGAGTTACTGATGGGAAAGTTTCTGTTGCATTTAAAGGTTTTTGATAGGTTAAGGTATTTGGAATATTTCCTTGTGTACCCAACATAGTTGCAAATTTTCGTCGTACATCATCATAATAGGGTGGAGGACCAGTTAACGAAATAATCGGACTACCACTATATACCATAGGATCATATTCTAAATAGGGTTCACTTGGAGCTCCTGATCCTGTTTCTGTTAAATAATAAATTTTAAATGGTCTATGGATATATCTATTATATCTCCAAGCATTTGCATCTGGGGCAGCATTTTGCCATTCACCTCCAGCAGTAAATCCACTATTTTCTCCTTGGTATACCCATAATTCATTATCATTAGAAATTGGGATTGTTAAACTTGTTTGACCCGGAGGAGTATAACCTCCTGGTAGATTAGTTCCTTGAGATATTATTTGTGCTACTAGACTACTTGAATATAAAGCACCTGGGGTTTTTAAATCGTTTTGAAATTGAGAACCAGATATATAAATAGCATTATTGCTAGCATTATAATAATAATTTACTCCTTGAGCCGAACTTTGGCTAGTCCAAGCTATATTAAAATAATTATTTGTTGCTACAGGTCCTACTGATGAATCCGGAATATTAGAATAATCTAAAAATGATTCTGATGGAATTTGTATCCAGCTACTTCCCTGTTGGTCTAAATGAGCATTCATAAACCATGGGTAATTACTTGCGGGATCTGTTCCTGACTGTAATGTAGTATCAGTATTATCTATTTCATGTGATCCTGTATTAAAGTTATCTAATACATCACTTAATATACCTGTAGAAGATATAAAAGTACCATTTTGATAAAAATTAGAACTAGCCCAACCTCTAAAAAATGATTCTGTAGGGTAGTTTTTGTTTACTAAAGGACTTCCAGGTAAGGGGAAATAACCTTGTGGTATTGAGGATGATATTCCTGTGTTTATTACTACATCAGGATCAGTACTTGTATCATCTGTAGCATACCAAATAAAGTCTCCACTTGCTGAAAAGTTAAAATCAAAAAATGCAGAATCTGCAGAAGAAACAGCAGTTGATGAAATTTCTGGTACTGTAAAAGCTAAAGCGGCACCAACACTATTAGCATTTGGTGATAAATCTGCTGGTTGGATTGCTACTGATTCTATATAATATGTAGCATTTCTTTCAGTTAATATATTCCCATTAAAATCTGTTGCATTACTAAAACTAAATATAATAAATTCAACTCCCTGTATAAAAGAAGCAATATTATAACCATTATATGTCTCTAAAGACATTTTTATATAAGTTACAACTCCATCACTATTAGTACTTAAAGTTTGACCATTATTCCAAAACCATACAAACCCTGATGGAGGTTGATTACTTGGGTCTAAGAAGTCTTGTTCAGAAATAGTATTAGTATTATTATTTCCATCAGCACTCCAAAATACAGGTATATATCTATATTCAGTCATACTAACTTTAAAATATGCACTACAAATATCATTTAAACCTACTTCAATATTAGAACCACTAAACTCTCCATTATAAAATTCTCTTTGATCTGTTCTATCAATTGGAGCTGAACCACTAATAGATTCCCAAGCTTCATTCCAACTTTGTGTTACAAAATATCTATTATCAGGACCTAAATTTAAGGTTCCAGATGGGTAAGTTTGTAAACCATTAAAAGGTTCAAATCCACCACCTGTACCTCCACTAAATTTATATATAGCAGAACCCGAATCTGAATATTGTGGATAATCATTTGATCCTAAACTATAATTTTTAGGTAAATTTCTAACTGAGCCTGAATAATTATGGAAAGAAGAAGTTACCTGAGCTGGTCTTTGTCTATTTCTTTCTAATAAATGTTGTTTAATAACAACACCAGAAGATAAACTTGTTCTTGCAGGAGTAAAATCTTCTATCATTTTAAATAATGAATTATCAAAGAATTTTATTAATCTAACAAAATCAGTTACATCATAATTAGTTATATATTTTTCAAAATATGCATCTCTTAAAACATCTAAATCAGGATAAGTTCTATCTGATGAGGATATTAATCGTGGATCACCAATATATTCCCCTATATTAAAATACCCTAATTGACCTGTAATATCATCATTAATTTGATCTTGAGGTGAAAATGCTACTTCTAAATAATTTATACTAGGAGTAAAACTTTCACTTACATATGAAGTTTGTTGTATTGATTCATATCCAGATAAAGTATCACCTTCAGGAAGTATAAGTGCTTCTGTCTGTATTTTATCTGTTACTCTATTTCTCATTCCTGATGGAGATTGATCAGGGTATACATCTTCTATATTTTTTAACCATGTAGGTTTAGCTGATGAAAATGATGCAGTACTTGCTATATCATTTCTAAATGAAGAGGTAGTAACCCAAGATCCAGTAACTTTAGGGTGGATGGATGTATTAAATGAACCTGTTTTTAACATTGTACCTAATGGTAATCTAAATGCTAGTTGGTTAGGAGCACTATTTATATTATTTCCTTCAAATGAATAAGGATTCATAGTATAATCAAAAAATACACTTTGACTTAAGGGTTCTGTAAAATATCTTACTTCTTGTAATGATCCAGAGAATGGAAAGTAATAAGTACTATCAAATAAAACATAAGTTTGAGGTAACCAAAACATTTGATCCGCAGCTTCCCACTTAGTAGTATCAGCATTAATTTCATCACTTCCTGTAAATCCTAAATTTTCTCCTATTGCATTAGCAGATAATAATTCAAATTTACCATCTTTTCTATTAATTTGAACTGACCACCAATCACCATCCCAAAATGGTAAATATAACGAAGCATAATTTCCAGGGTTTATTGTTTCATTAGGCCAAAATTTTAAAGTACCATAGTTTTTATATTTACTTTCTGTTGATCCTGAATATGATCCAGTTAATAATAAACTTTCATTATATTCTAAAGCCATTGCAATTTTACTCCCAACTCCTGTGCTGCTATAAAAGAATGATTGAGTGATAGGAGTATTAGAAGCAGAAGGTATTCCATTTGTTTTAAATCTAAATTGAATAGCACCCGGTGAGTTTTCATCTGCGTTAAAATCACTATTTAAATTAAATGAAGAAGTAAAAGCTGAACTGGTTGTATTTAACCCAACATTATAAAAATCTTGTTTTAAATCCCAATCTTGGGAGTTATTTCTATCTTTACCCCCAAATTCATTTATTCTTAAAATTGTATCTGGGATACCATATGAAGTAATTAATGCTCTTAAACCAGCTACTGTTCCTTTAGTTTTAAGTAAATAAGGTAAATTATGGTAAATTCGTTTATATAAACGTTTATTAACATCGTCTAATGGAACTATATCGTTTGATGCAGATATTGTTGAATCTACATATTCATACCCAGAAGGTGTATTAACAGCACCACCAATTGATCCTGTCATATATGGGAAAGGAAATGAACTACCTGAAGGGGTTAGTCCTAAAAATGCTGTATATAAGTCGTTAGTATTAAAATTATTAGAATATAATTTTACCCCAAAATCTCTAATAGCATCGGCTACCATATCTTTTGCAATACCATAATCTAGACGGTTATCAGCATCAAATTTAGTAGTAATATTTTTAGTATATAACCATAAATTATCATAATGTTGTCCCACCATATCAACAAACAATTCATATTTGACATTTTGAGGATCACTTCTTAGATATTCTGGAATTGCAAAATATAATGAATTTTGATTTTCTTCATCATAATTAGAAGCAGTAATTGATTGACCACCATAATAAGGGCTTTCATCATCTGTTGAACCTAACCATTCTAAAACTTCTGTACTACCCGTAGGATATAAAATAAATGGTGGTTCCGAATTAGATTTAGGATAAGAAGAATCTGATCCACTGTTAAAGTAAAGAAAATATTCATAACCATCAAAATTTTTAATAGTATCTTGAATTGTTTGACTAAATACTGCTTGACTAGAACTATAAATTTCTGAGCCAGTTGTTGCTGAGGTAATTTTACCTAACTGTAAACTAGCAGATTGTATTACTCCTACTTTATGATAAAAGTTTTGTAATCTGGTATAGGCAGAAGAAAAGTAAATAAAATCATTATAATCTTCATAATTAATATTAATATCAATTTCTTTACGAGTAAGTAAACTATTTATTTGATTAAAAGAAGACGTTAAATCAGATTCTACTAAAGTATTATATGAAAAATCCATTCCAGGAGTACCTGATTCTCCTTTAATATTTAAACTATAATTAGGGCCTGATATATAACTAAAATCATCTGGTGTAAAATCTAATGGAGGAAAAACAACATTATAAGATTGAGGTGTAGATATTTGTTCTACAACGGTACATTGAGATTTTGTTGTAAAATTACTAGGAAGAGGTTCATACAATTTAATTAAAACCGTAGGGTTTAATTCATCTTCTAAATCTAGTTCAATATTATTAGCAATTACTTGTTGATTGTTACCAAAATTAAGGAAAAAATCTACAAAATATTCTGCTTCATCTCTATATGCTATAAATTCTAAACTAGAACTTATTAATAATTCATTAGTAATTTGGGTACTATCTAATCGAATTTCAGTTCTATCCGAACTAATTTCACTTATATAATATTGGGTATTTAAAGTAGAACCTAATCTTGGTCTATAAAAGTCATATGATATATAATATGAACCCATATCAAAACCTAATCTTTCTAAATCATTAGAGGGTTTTAATACTATATCTCCTTCAGTAACACTATAATTAGTATAAGGAACTTGACTTGAAATTCTATTTTGGTTCCCATCATATATGTAGGCTTCAATATAATCACTAGAGGCAGTAAAAGCAGTATCTAAACTGTTATTAGCAATTAAAGTTTCATCTGAAGTAGAATAATCTTGAAATTCAAATGTTTGAGGATCTACGGTATTTATGACTATGTTTTTTTCCATTTAATGTTGCTATTAATAAACACTAGTATTTGTATCTGTTCCACTATTTGCTGATGCACCACCTGCTACTATATTACTAGAAATATTTGTTAATGGGTTATTATCTACTCCTAAATCTAAAGAACCAGTATCAAATGAAACTCCAGATTCTAATTCTAATACTTTTATTTGTTCTGCTAGTAATTCTTTTCTTAAACCTGCAATTTCTTCTTGTAGTGCTATAATTTCTGCTGATAAATCATCAAAATTAATATATTGACCACTTTGTTCTACTAAAAATTGATGTGAATTAGTATCCCCATTAGGTGGTATATCATAAAAAATAGCATTATAATTTGAAAAAAATTCTTCAACACTTATTGTATCTTCAGCACTAGCACTAACTGAAGGGACGCCTAATTGAGAAAAATTGGTGTCAATTACTTGTTCATATTGAGTTTTATTAAAAACTTCTTTTTTTAAATCAATGTTTTCAGTTTGCATAATATTTAACCATTTACAACTTTAAAATAATATTGATCATCTTTTACTATAGTATTATTATCTACAGTAGTTTGAATTAATATTTCATAATATCTTTCAGGTTCTAGTCCATTCATATATAATGTAAAATAACTTCCTGTGGAATCACAACTAATTTGAGTAAATTCTTCATCAAAATTTATAATATATTCATTTGTATCTAAATCTTTTATAGCATAATATGATTCTTGTGGTAAAGCAAAATTATCAGTATACACAGAAGAGGTTTGAAAAGTTCTAGTTGGAAATTCTGGTCTGCAGTTTATTCTAAATTGATTAATACTTTCACTATAAAATACTCCTTGATTATTATCAATAGCTAGATATAAATCAGGTGTATTAATTATAGGTAAATTTGTAGAATATTTATAATCTCTCCATTTTATTTCTAATTGAGGAGGATATATGGTATTTGTATCAACAGAATAAAATTGCATTTTAGGTTGGATAGATAAATTAGAATCAAATTCAATTTCATCACTCCATTTTAAAATAAACCCATTATTTTCTATCTCAGTATAAGTACCAGGTATGTTATATGAACTAGAGTACCATGTTTTAACTATATCTGTTACATCTACATTTATATCTTTTTCAGTTCTTAAATTAAAAGATTGAGAATATTCTAAATTAAGTCTAGTATCACTAGATGCTGTATACCATGTACCACCACCTTCAGATGCCGTTATAAATGAAGCTGTAACATTAGTTGCGAAATTATTAGTAGACCAAGCATTAGACCCGTTATTTGATCTAAATTCCCAACTAACACCATTAGTTGTAGGTGGGCTATCTGAATATTCACCACTTCCATTATTCCAAGATCCTGAGATAGGATATACATATAAATCAGATTTCATCACTATACCATTAGCTGTTGAAATAAATGATTTTAAACTTGCAGATATTGCAGTAGAACCAGTATTTAAAGTGTTTATAACATCATTAATTTGGGATTGATCAAATTGAATAATAGGTCTAGCAACAACAGGTGTTCCTATTGTTGTAGGATTAAGATTTGAAATTTCAAGAATAGAATCTATACCTGTATTTGTAAGAGGATATCTTGAATACATGGTTGCATCTTGAAGTGGGAAAATTTTATATACTGCCATTGTTTATGTTTTAATAATTTCTACCTCCACCATTTGTTGTACTTCCTCCACCTTGTCCTAAACTAACTACTCTACCTACTATATCAGTGTTAGGATATTTTACTTCAAATATCATTGGATCAATAGAAGGAAATATAGTACCATTTTGTAAAGCTCCAGTTACATCATATCCATATTTTGAATATCCAGATTGTGTTCCAGCTTTATTTGAAATAGATATATTTGTTACTGTTTGAACTCCTTGAACACCGTCTAATGCTGTACTTATATCTCTTAATAATATAGGTTGGTTAATTTGCCAACTATTTATATTAAAAATATTTTGTAAAGCAACATTACAAGCAGTTAATACATTACTATTATTAAAATCTGGGAGAGTTATTATTTCGTAATTAATACATATATTAATTATAAAAGCATCTTTTATATTAATAGTATCCCCTATCATTCTATATTGATTAATATAGGTTCTTAAGTTTGATTTTAAAGCATCAGAAGCATATGTTAAATTACCATTTAAATCTTGGGATAAAACATATAAATCTAAAGTAGTATTAGGATCATTTGCTTTTGGTTTTTGAGTAATTGCCTTAGAAATAATACCAAATTTTGCTGGCATGCTTAAGGCTCTTACTAAATAATCATCTGCAGTTACATTTCGTAACTGACTTGATATTTGGGATAAAGAATTTTGTCTTAATTCTTCGGTTGAATCTCCATTACTACCTCCACTAGCCGCGGATTCATTATTTACTTGTATTGAATCAAATACTGTTTGAGCTACTGTAGAGTTAAGTGTTTGTGTTTGGAATCTAGTATTATTAGTATTTATTTTTGTAATTCTATTAGCAGCTACATTAGAAGAAACACCTCCCCCTTTTAAATATCTAATTGATAAAGTAGTAAAACTAGGTGCTATTCCATAAGTATTAGTAAATATAAAATTAGTTGGAGAATAAGCAGTTGTTAATTTATTACGTTCAAAAGGTAATCCTAAACCTACATTAAAAGGGTTAGGAATTATATCTTCATCTGTATCTGCAGGATTTCCTGATCCAAATTGTATTTGAAGTTGATTGGAAGATAAAAATCTAGTAGCAAATCTATTTTGTACCTGTTTAGTTTGAAGTAAATAAGGAGCATTATCACTCTCAGCATAATTATTAGGATCATTTACATTTACATTTTTTATATTTGTAAATATTTGTTCTTGTCCTAAATAATCTACTTCAAACCATTGATTACCTTGACTATCAATACAATCTAATATACCTCCTATATTATTATCTTCTAGTACTACTGTAGGGAATTCCTGAGGTTCATTAAATGAAAAAGTTTGATTTTTTATAGCTCCAGATAATGCATTTCTTTTTTTCTTTAGTAAATAATAAGTAGGTTCATTATTAGATACTTGAGCAACACTTATATTAGTTGGATCAGATGAACCAGATATTGTAAAATCAACTGGATCTTCTATAGTAAAAGATATACTATTATCTGTTTGACAAGTAGTATTAGCTCCAATATAAAGAGCATAACTAAAGTCAGGAACATAAAGGTTATTTGTATTTCCTCCTGAATCTATACTTGACGATATCTTAGATGGAACTAATTGATAAAATGATAATTCAACAGAAGATAAACCTGTTACTTTAGGTTTATAGCCGTACATATAAGATAAATCATATAAATTACTACTTTGTCTAGCGTATTGTAAAAAATTCTCTTGAACCTGGTTATCTAAATAAAAAGATAAAACATCACCAACATAAGCAGCCTGCTCTATAAACATCATACCTGGAGAAGTTTCTGTAAAATCTGTATAGGTATTTGGAAAATAGGTTTGGGAATAATTAATTAATTGAGAACGATAGTCTCTAAAATTTTTATTCGTATAATTTATATTTCTTCTTATTGCCATTAGTTAAAGCTTAAATTTAGTGTATCATTTATATTTGTATCTGCTACACTATATGTTATGGTTATATTTATGGTATTTTCTTCTTCTGCTGGTAATACTGTTATATTATTTACTCTTACATTAGGAAAATAATCTATTAATTTTTGTTGTATATCACCTCTAATATAATCTAAATCTTGACTATCAATTTGAGAAAAAATATATTCTCTTAATCCTGCTCCAAAAGTAGGATTACCAGGTCTTTCTCCTGGGTTAGTTAAAAAATAATTAATTAAATTGTTTTTAATTGCTTGTTTAGTTTGATAATTAGGAGTGAATACCCCACCTTCATTCATAGGAAGGTTAAAACCAATTGCTACTTGAGGTCTTTGGTCATTGGGAAATATTCTTTGTGCTCCAAATGCCATACTATACTTTACCTTTCATTAATCCCATAATTTGATCCATACTAACATTTCCTTCAGGTAAACTTCCGTTTGGAGATGTTGTATCACCACTTGCTACTTTTAAAGGCATATTATTTGTATTTGCACTTAATGTACCATTAGCTCCAGGTCTCATACCATCTAAAACATTCATCATATTTTCTCTTAATGTTGCTTTATCGGTTTCTGGAAGTGATGATTGCATCACTGGGTTCATTGGGGTTGGTGCTGCTACATTTGTTGTAGGAGTACCCATTCTATTTTCATAAACAGTTTGTTTAGGAGAGCGTACAGCTTCCATAAGAATGTCTTTCATTTCCTCTTGAATTGCCTCTTTTACAGCATCTTTTACAATAGTTTTTAATTGACTTAATTTCATGTTATATTGATTTATTATAAATATTAGATTAGTTTGCTTTTAAATCATTTGATCGTATATAAAATGCAAGTTCATCGATTAAAATTTGGTCACTTGCACTAAATGATGGTTCTCCTTTTAAAACTACAACACCTAATGAATCTGTTGCCGTAGCATATCTTTTTTGTAATGAACCAACTATTCCTTTATTATCAGCTACTGTGGTTAAAGTAAAACCATTTACTGTATCATTTGATGGAGTATCTAATTCTGCTTCATCTGGGATTAATTGGAAATCAAGTTCATCTAACCCTTCGGTATCACTACATCTTTCAAATTGTTGGTCTAATAAGTTTAGTAATTGAATTATTTGTTTTAATAATCCTAATAAAACAAGTAATGCACCTGCTATACCTAAAGATAGGGTGAAGATGGTTTTAGATAAAGTTTCTAGTTTTGTTATTAAGGTTTGAAATCTAAGGATTAAACTTGTAGGGATACCAACACCAGGAGGAACAGAAGTTGGTAGTGGTATTGATTTAATAATTTGAGAAGCAATTAAAAGTAAAGCTGATAATCCACCTAAAATTCCTGCTATAATTAAAGCAGTATTTAACATTTTATAAATTTGATTTAACTGTTTTACAATTCTATTTCTTTTTGCCTTTATTTTTTCTACTTCTTCTGGGGATGGGCATGGTCCTTCACATTCTTCTGCGGTGATTTGACCAGTTAGATATTTAATTATTTCACCTATTAAAAAAGATTGTAATAAAGTTAAAAGTAAAGGTATTAATCTTTCTTTACATTGTTGAATAAACATTTTTAGCAAAATTTTTAATGTACTTTTTTTGCCTAATGCTTGTATTAAAAGTATAGTTTGTGCTTTAGTTCTTGCTAAATCGGCTTTAGCTTTATCTGTTAAACCCTTTACAGATTTTAATTCTGTAGTTTTTAGATCTTCTCTTACTGTTGAATCTAAAGCATACGGAGTTAATTTTTGAGGAATAAATCCTTTTGCTGTAACTAAAATAGGGGGTTTTATAGCAACTTTTTCAGTATCTTTATTAACTGGGTAGGTAGCTTTAATTTTAAATCTTCCATTTTTATCTGTTCTAGTACTAAACTTAGTCCCAGGAAGAGGTAATATTACATTAGCATTAGCTATAGTTTCATTTTTATAAAAGTCAATTACAGTACCCTTAATTATATATTCTTTTTTAATTGTATTAGGTACTTCATAATAGGTTGTAGAACTAATAGTATAAGTACCAGGATCAACATTCATATCTTTTTGAAGTTCATCTAAGGCATTAATTATTAATTGGTCATTAGGTAAAGTATCTGAAGCTTCTGATATTTTATTAGGTATTGAATCTGTGCTAGTTACAACAGTTTCTGTTTTTAAAGCACCATCATTTAAAGATAAAATGTTAATATATCCTATATCATTAGTTCCTTGTCTAATTAAAGATGAAGAAGCTAAATAGGATTGAGTACCTAAACTACCTACATTATTTGGATTTGAATTATCTTTTGCCATTATTTTAGTCTTATAGAATTAGATAATAATGGGGATGTAATCTTACCATCTTTTGGTAGTAAATTTTTTATATTTTTACATACATCCATTAAAGATTGAGCAGCTAAATCAACACCTGATGTTTCAATGTTGGTTGCATTTATATCATAACCTTCTAAACCATTTAAAGCAACAGCTAATACTTGAATTTGCTCAACTAAAATACTAAATTGTTGTATAAAAGAACCTCCTAGTAAAGCAGGTTCATCTGCAGTTGTACCTCCTATTTTAATACTTGGGGATGAAATATTTATATTTTTAGAAGTAAGTCCTATTTGATTATTTGAAGACAAAGAAATTGAATCCTGAGCACTTGCTAATATACTATCAGAAGAAGCATTAAATATTAAACGATTTGAGTTTAAAATTATTTGGGGATTAAAAAATTCTCGGGGTAATAAAGGTTCTGGGTTTAATGCAGAATAATTTTCACTTGCTGCTCTTAAAGGGATCTGTTGATATGAAGTCATATAAATAGATGATAAATCTTCTTTTATATCTTCTATAATAGGCAACCATCCAGCATCAGATGAATCTTTAGGTTGACCATTTCTTAATATTGTAATAGGATCTCCATTTTTTCCAACAAATGACCAATTATTTTGATAATCATCAGTATTAGAAGAACCCGATATTGAATTTTTAGGAACTGTACTACCTAACCTTATAGAATTTCCCCATCTACCTTCATATATATTATCACCAGCAAAGGGAAGTAAAGGATGGATATTGGTTTTTTCTACAAATGAACCTTTTTCTAATAAGGGGCTATTTAATTTTATATCTGTTGAAAAATCTGTAACTCTACGAACTATACCACTTTCAATTTGTTCATAATCTACTTCTTTTCCAGGATTATTTGTACTTAAAGAATTAGGATAAGCATTATGATGTGGGTGATTCCAAATACCTACAGGATTAAGATAATAATATTGTAATATATTAGTATTATTTGTAATTTGACTTACATTTTTACCTGGAAGGTTAAATAATACTACTATTTCATTAATTAAAGGATAATTTTTTAAATAAGGTAATAAAGGGGTTGCTGTTGGATTAGTAGTTGTTTCTTCAATTGATCCCAAATTAGAAATAGGCTCAAAAAATATAGTACCTAACCCATTCCACCCACCATAAGTATTAAATAGGGGATGAGTATTACTAATAATTATATCCGTTACTCTAGCAGTAATAAATTGAGCTTTTAATGAATCTAGTTGAGAAAAAATATCTTCTCTATTCTGGATTGTTGCATTAAATGTAGAATTTAAACCACCAAATCCTGCTTTATTCATTATTTTCCTTTTTTTCCTCGAAGTTATTATTAAGTTTGTCTAACTCAGCCATTAAATCTGCTTTTTCTTCTTCTGTTATACCCATAGAATCTTCGCTGGAACTATTATTGAGTGCACGTTGTACTATAGTAGCCATTTTAATTAATTGTTCATCGTTACGAACACCAATATCCATATATTCTTTTATAAGGGGTACAATTAAAGTTGCATCACCTATATCATTAATAAGGGGTTTAAGTTCAGAGATTAAACCTGATATTTGTTTTTCTTTCTTTTTTTGATTGTTGTATATTTCTTCTAAAATATTGGAAAATTTTTTCTTCCCAAATACAACACTATCCAATGATCCCATAATATTATTTTATTATAAATATGAATATAAAAAGGATTTAGAATTTAGCGTAACCGTTCTCTAGGTAAAAAATATATTGTGATTTAAATACATCATGTAATTTATCCGCTATTTTTGTAATTTTTGGAGTTTTTACATCTACCATTTCCCTAATGTATATATAAAGTGCTTTTTTATTAAATACTTCTAATGTTTCTCTTTTTCTGAATAATTCAAGAATAGCATCTGCTATTTGAGCATCATTCTTTTTTGGGAAAAGTTCTAATATATTTTGAGTAGTATGATCTACAAATAAATCTATATATTTATCTAAATCACTTTTAGTTTTATTCTCATCCATTTTATAAGTATGGGTTGAGTTTTCACTAGTAAGTACATCTACATCTACTTTTTTTATTTTTTTAGTGTAATTTTTTTGGTTATATAGTATTAACCAACGTTTTACTATAGTTCCAAAATAAGAATAGGCTTTTGCTCCCCTTCCAGGGTCAAATAAATGCATCTTAGACAATAAAAAGGTTATTATTTCATGTTGCAAATGTTCTAAATTCTCAACCTCAGTATGATAAAATTTAAAAGTATGAATTATATTTTGAGTAAGCTTAAAAAAGGGATAATGAATATGTTGTTCATATATCACACTTCTTATTTCTGGATCAGGTTGGTTATTATATTTAACAATATAGTCCTCTGTCTCTTGAGTAAAGTAGTTTTTACTCTTTTTTCTTCTTTTTTTAGGTAGTGCCATTTAGTTGATTCGGAACTTATTCATCCCGTCTTGTAAGTTTTTTATTTGTTTAAAAAACCAACCGATTTCATCATCACTTTCAAAAATTCCTTTAGCATCAATTTTATTTAATCGATCACTAGTAAATTTAAGTTGTTTATTGAATTCACCAATATATTCATTGTATTGAATTATAATATCTTCTGCTCTTTCATTTTTACGTAAAAGGTTAAAAGTCGTATATCCTAAGATAACGACTAATAAGCTTAATATAATAATTATGATTTCTATCATTACAAATTATCTAACATATTTTTTAAACCTGGGCTTGTGATTGTATTAAGTGCCTTAGATTTGGTATTAGTTTTTTTATTTGATGACAATGTATAATTCTTCTTTGGCGTAGCCACGCTATCTTTAGAAAACTTTGGAAGCCATTCAATTTCAAATTCAATACGTGCAGCCATCATATCAGCTTGGTGTAATATAAATGGTAAAGATGTACGAGGTTTTGTTTCTGGCATAAATGATTTTAAATATTTTTCATTAGCAGAATCATATAAACCATCATGGGTCTGGATAGCTAACATTTCATTAAATGTATATTGTATCCCATATGATTGTAATAAAAATAATCCACGATCTGGTACAGAAGCAAATGCAATTTTCTTATTATGCATATATTCTTCACCTAATTTATCCCTTCTCCATTGATCAGTCTGAGGTATGTAAGATTCATGTTCTTCATCTCCCATTTTACCTAAATCATGATTAATCGCCGAAAATACCAATTCTTCCTGGGTAAAAGTAGTCATATCACAACCAAATCCTTCCCATACAGCGGACATGGATAAAGCGGCTTTTACTACTCTATTAACGTGATCTACATACCCACCTGGGAATGCTGAATGGTATTCTTTCTTATGGGATGCCGGCATTAGAATAATACGGTCTTCATATTTTTTATAGAAATCAAGTAATTTCTGTTTACGATCACCAGTTATATATGTTTCGATATTAGTATTAAATTCAACCCAATTTGCTTGAATTTGCTCTGCTGTTAATTTCATAACCCTTTATTTATTTATCTTTCAATTGCTGTTTTTACATCTGATATAATATCTTTACCCTCATTAAGTACCTTTTTATAAGTTTCTAATGGTTCTTGTCTGGTAGTGATAAAATCTAATTGGGCAAATTTACCCTCTAATTTTTCTAATAATTGAATTACATAATCTTTGTTTTTCATAATATATTTATATTGATTAACAGGGTATTCCTTAACCCCTTTTATTACCTTTATTTCCAATCCCTTCTTATTCCCTTTTCTTACAAAACCTGTAATACTAATGTACGAATAGATTTTTGGGGAACCTAATTATTTTTAAACTGCTTTAACTATTTCTTTGATTTTATATATATGTGCGCATTTTTCATATTCTTCATATGATTCAAAAAATTGGATTGCGCTGTCTAAAGTTTTAAGAAATATTTTTGGATTAAAATTTATAATAGCATTAATATCATCTTTTTGATCTAAATTAATTTGCTTTATATAACTCCAAGCCCTGTGATAGACAGTATATTCAGATGCTTCCTTAGTAGATTCAACATTATAATCTGGTTGTTCTTGTTTAAGAAATTTTTCTAATTTTTTATGGAATATTTCATGATTTTGAATGAGTTTAACAAACATCCCTATTTTAGCATAAGGTCCATTCATAAAATCTTTTATTTCTTGTTTGGTCTTATCATCTTCGATTTCCTTACCATCTACAAATAGTTGAAATATTTTATTTTTATCTATCATTAATGTCATTTAATTATAAATATGTAAATTAATTCTCTAATTCCTTAATTTCCTGTTCTACATCCTTTAAAATCTTTTCTAAGACTTTATATTCATGAACAACATCTTTTTTATTAGGGTTATCTGGGTGGTAATCCCATAATTCATCCATTACAGTACTAACTGCTAATAAATCATTAATTAATTCTGCTTTTTGTTCTTCTAATGTTTGTTTTTCCATAATTTTAATCGTAAATTTTATCTTGTATTTCTTTTCTTAAACTTTCTAATATAAGTAAGGTACCATTAATATCTCGTGATTCCAAAGAATCAATAGCTTTATTTACTTTATAATATAATCTTTCTTTAATTTGGTAATTCATTAGTCAAATATAATATTAAGTTCTTTTTCAACTTCAGCTTTAGGCCCTATATCGGTATTAAATATAGTTTTTATAAATATAGTAGCTGTGTCCCCTACCATTTGATTATCAAAGAAAATTTGTTGTTGGGGAAATGTAGTGTATTTACTACGTGTACCTAACAATTCAGAAGTATAAGGACAATCTAAACATTGGTGTTTACTAACCTCATAACCTACAATATTAAGTGGAGGATGGAGTTCAGTCATATTTTCAATAGTATAGGTTAAATTTCCAACAGGAATAGGATTTAAATAATCCCCACTAGTAAAAAAACCAAGAACACTATACAAGGGTACTGTAAAAGTAAGACCATTTATCCAAAGCCAATAATTGGAATCAAATATAGTTTCAACTAAAGGAGTACCATTAATAATATAATCTGGATGTATTTCATCTAGTTCACCTTTAATAGTAAAATATTGATATCCCCAATGTTGAATATGCCAATATCCATTCCCATCTTGATACACCCCAGGAGAAACTACGGGGTCAATATAAAAGAAGGTATCACAATTTCCATCTAAACATGGATATGGAGATAAAGTAATCTCCTCCTTACTACATGCAAGGAGGGAAATTACTAAACTTATGTAAATTAACTTTTTCATTATGCTGCAAATTCTAAAGCTTTACTAAACATTTTTTTATTTACAATCTGATCTTGCTTAAAGTTTTTAATAACTCGAGCTTGACGTTTTTTTCCTGTTTTTGTAATATATTCGAAATTACCTTCAATAATATTTTCCTGAACACGATTAAATACTTCCCAAAGCATATTACCTTCATCTTTTGAACGTTGAGCTTCTAAAACTTCTTCAATTGCTTGATCATCAAAGGTATTTTCCGTACCTTCTACTCTAATATCTAGAAACGATTTAGCAAGATCAAACATTTGTTCTTCTTGTAATTCAACTTCTTTCATCTTATTCATTGCTTCAACAGTTAAAGGTAATTTTTCAACCATTTCTTTAATAGTATCTTGTAAAGTTGAAAAATCATAACCCATATGACGAATCTTAATATCCTCAAATGTATCTGTAGCTATAACTAAACCATTTTCACAAATCATTCTAAACAATCCAGCTGTAAATTGGAATGAATTTTTTCCATCATGTGAATTTGTAAGTAATACTTGTGGGTAAACAGTATCACCATCTTCACCATTAATAACAACATCATTATTTCTAAAAACAACTAAATGTTTTTGGAAACCATTTGTTGATTCTTTTCTAGATTTAACTTCTTTTGCATCAACAACTCCCCAACCTAATAATTCCATATCTTTGATCACTTGATCAGTTGGAATGTGGGTGTACTTATCACTTGTATTTTCTGAACCAACTTGGGTAAAAATACTTGGAGCGATTTCTCTTAACTCTTCTAAACTTTTGAACTCTGAATTTGTGTAATCTAACATAACTTTTATTTGTTTTAATTAATTATTATACG